CTTTTTATAATTTTTAATGACATAGTGTATAAATTAAAAGTCCTCCGTAAATGTTATTGTTTCGTTTAGTTTTGCTTTTTGGTATTCCATTGTTCTTGACTCAAAGAAATTACCTTTTGTTTCTACCGCAATTTGTTCCATGAACTTGAATGGTTGGTCCACATTGAACTCTTTTGAACATCCCATCTTAACAAGTAATCCATCAACAACAAACTCAAGATATTGTTTCATTAAGTTTGAATTCATACCGATAAGTGAAACAGGAAGTGATTCTGTGATGAATTCTTTTTCGATTTCAAGTGCGGACAATAAAATTTGTTTGATTTTTTTTTCGGAAGGTTTGTCTTTTAAGTGATTATTTAACAAGTGAATTGCGAAATCACAATGTAAATTTTCATCTTTGAAAATCAAAGAGTTTGCGTTACACAGTCCTTGCATGATACCTCTCGACTTTAACCAAAAAATTGAACAGAAGGATCCTGAAAAGAAAATACCTTCTACTGCCGCAAAAGCAACTAATCGTTCTGCAAATGATGCCTTCTCAATCCAATCTAATGCCCACTTAGCTTTCTTTTGAACTGCAGGTAATCTATCAATCGCATTGAAGCACTCATCTTTTTCTTTCGGATTATTAATGTATGTGTCGATTAACAACGAATACATTAGTGAGTGAATGTTTTCCATCGCCAACTGAAATCCATAAAAGAATTTAGCTTCAGGATATTGTACTTCACGATAGAAATTTTCCGCTAAGTTTTCATTTACGATACCATCAGAAGCCGCGAAAAATGATAATACATTTTTAACAAAATATTTTTCATTATCAGTCAACGCTTCCCAATCTCTGATATCGTTGGTAAGATCCACCTCTTCAGCTGTCCAAAATGCTGCTTGGTGTTGTTTGTAATATTCCCATATGTCATTGTGTTCAATAGGGAAGATGACGAACCGACTAGGATTTTCAACTAGTATTTTTTCCATTTTTGTAAAATTTATTTTTGTTAATTAGTTTGAGATTCCCTTTGCTTTCTCTTTTCGAGTAGCTCTTTAACTCTTTGTCTTTGTCTTTCTTCTTTTTGTTCTTCAAGACCTAAGAACGTTGTCGTACTTTCTGTATCTATCTCTAACATTGCGTTATCAAATTTACAATTTTCAAACACTATTCCGTCGTCACCTATTCGAGACTTTGTTATTGCAATGGTTGCCAACTTCATTTCTTTCTGTTGTAATGTTTTAGCCACCGAAATAATAACGTGTCCGACTTGTGCCTTTTTAATTGATCCACCCATTTGATCTGTAGTTACCACTTCTGAAGATATTGATGATCGGTTCCCTTGTGTTGCGGTCCAACCAACTAAATTCATTTCGTGACACATCGCCTCAAATGCTCTCATCACCGATCCCTCACTTTTCCATTCGTCACCCAAATTTTTATCAGGAACAACACAATCAATGTAATCCAAAACAATCATATCCACTTTGACACCATCTGCAACCATCTTTCTGATTTGGTTTTTGATTTGCAACATGGTCATAGTATCTGACGGTAGTTTTTTCATAATCAAACGATTTTCCATCGTTTCATTGATTTCTTTAACTTTGGAAAATACTTCTGCTTTTTGATCTGACAAGTCGTCAGGATGTATTCCTGTCCAAAGTGTAAAATGTTTTCTCTGAATGACCTTTGGGTTATCTTCGAAAAAGATTTGTAGAACATTAAATCCTAAATTGTAAGCGTGATTAGATATTTTAGTTAACACGGTAGATTTACCTACCCCTGTTGGTGCTAAAATTACTCCAATTTCACCCTTAGCCAGTCCACCTTTAAGCAATCTGTCAATTCCTGGTATTCCCATTGGAATTGGATGTCTGTAATCTTCCTCAAGTACTTGTTCTAAGTTAGAGAACACGTCCATCATAGATGTGTCTTTGTTCCCAACAAGTAATGCTTCTCTAACCAATTCTTCTAAGGTGTCGTAGTTTTCAAACTCCCCTCCGTCAATGATCTTTTGAGCTTTAGTCATTACCCTTTGTAACTCTTGTTGTTTACAGAATTTCAATGCCTTTTCTTGAACAAAACCTACTCCATCGATAGTTACATCCTTAATTTTTTTGATTGTATCAAGAACTATTTTTGATGCAATTTCTTGTTGAAGTTCGGATTTAGTTACTTGTTCTAAGGTTTCAAATGATGGTGTGTGGTCAAATTTTTTGTAGTATTCTTTAACCATCTGAATTATGATTTTAAAATACTTATTTTCGAAATAGTTGTTCTCGATTACATTAATTATTGAGTGAGAAAAATCTTTATCTACAATAATTTGATTTAATAATTGTAACTGAAACTGTTGTCCGAGATACTCAAAATTTTTACCTGTCGCCATATTTTTTCTTTTATTTAGTAATGATAAATAGTACTAGTTTTTGATAAGTTTGGGGTAAAAATAAATTAAATTTTTGTCTGAAAAAATGTCAGTCAACCTAGCAAGTACTGATTTTAACTTTGGGCGTAGGTCTACGGTATATCTGACCTTTGGAGGGTATGGTTTTGCATCAAACTGTCTATGACAAACTGTCATGTCTCCCACCTTAATTAACAGATTAAATTTTTCAGGTCCGTCTGTAATTGATGTATTTAAGACCTCAGGATTTTCGATAATCTCATATTGATTTTCCAACATGTAAATTACTGATCTCATCTTTAAATTATACTTCATTTCTTCACAAAAACTTGTGATATAATAATGTAAGTCTTCAGATTTGGATGCGTTTTTATTGAATCCTCTAACGTTAAAAAATCTTTGAACGACAATGTTCTCATTACACATTAACAAAAATTCTACTTTTGTTATATCTTGTTCTCTCATTTTATTTTTTAGTTTTTTTTGTTTCTGAATTTTGTTTTTTCTTTTCTTGTAAGTTTGAGAAAAGGTTTTAAAAAACTAACCCAAGCGTCGTCACCCTTTGGTAAGTATTTGAAAAACCCGTCCTCCATCATAAGTCTGATTAAGTTTCTATGTCCTCTTCCGTCGGGATCCATCGACTCAGAATAATATAATCTAACCAACTCTTTGTCTTCTTCACTCAAAAGTGGATTGTCCAAGTCAACTAGTTTTTTATTTATTTCAAAAAACTCATTACCAAAGATACCTTCTTTTGTTTTACCACTCAAAAGATTCTGAAGAGCAACATTCCATTTTTCCTCATTCAAGAGTTGTTCACTCTTTTCTAAAATATAAGATAATTCAACCCTTTGTTCAAGGAGTTCGGGAAATAATTTGATCAATGTCTTCTCACCTAAATAAAAGATACCATCTATGTTATCTGAATTATCACCGGTAAGAATTTTGACCATTTTAACGTTATAGTGTGGAATCTCAACATCATGTAGTTTTATCTTATCTCCAGACTTATAATATTGTTTTGTAGATGGTGAATAAATTGAAACTTTCTCACTGATTAATTGTGTCAGATCTCTATCACTTGAGAAGATTGTTTTGTCCTCATCTAATGATACTTTACAGTAATGAGCAATTAAGTCATCGGCTTCTGCGTGTTCTGTCTCTATTTGTCTTACAAACATCTCTTCAAGGTATTGTTTAACCCTTTGTTTTTGTTCTAAAAAAGATTCTTCTTTAGATTCAGATTCAGAAGTTTTACGATTTAATTTATATTTGGGATAAATCAATCTTCTTTTGGAAGAAGAGGTTTTAGAATCCCAAAGAACTACAACCTTATTGAAGTTGTGTTCCTCTAAGAATTTACGAAGAGTGTTTAGAAAGTGCCAAACCCCACCAACATGTTTACCATTGTGATAGAATTCTCTAACACCATGAAAACCAATCTTTAATAAATTATTCCCGTCTACTAATAATGTATTGGACACTTCCTAAAACTTAAATGATTTCTACTCTACTTCTTCTTTTTCTGTTTTCAAATCGAAGTCACCATCAACTCCGATAATATTTTTCCAATAGTCAGCATATTCTTTCTTATACCTTTCTATTGATACTTTTTCTTCGGTTGTATCTTTACCTGGTAAGAATCCGTGTGGGG